TTGTCTGGTTTAGATATTTTATTGTATCCAGTAATTGATCCACTTTCATTAACATATAAAGCACCGCTATTAGCGCCATTAACTCTAGCAACAACTTTTGCCCATGTTTCTGGTTCAATCAAATGAAATAGCCATAAACCTCTTCTCTGGTCATCTCCATAAGGTTGGCAAATTCTTTGTTGGTGTATAGATAGACCAGCCTTATTCATCAACTCATATAAATAGTTTAGTCTCTTATTTGGGAACTTTGAGTGATAAATCCAAATATCTTCAGTTCTCCAGTCATAAACTGGATATAAATTAAAAACATTTTCTGTAACTAAAGTTGTATATTGTTTGTCTTTAAACCGTACTTTAGTAGTACTTGCTATTGTTCTGAATCTATTCAAACTTTCATCAGTCCTAATACCAACCATACAAGCTGTTAACTCTCCTTTTGAATACCATTCTCCAAACTCTGGTACAAATTCTTCAAACTCCATACCATCAGTAAAGAAAGGGAAATATTCAGGATCAACTATTGCTTCTTTTGGTGGTGTTCTTATCCAGTCACTCTTTCTCTCATTGTCCCAACACTTCCAAAATGGTTCATAAACAGACACAGCATTTCTTAAATGAAGAGGTAAACAGACCCAATACAAATCAATCCATTCTTCATATTGTTTTATCATTTCATGAATATGTTCTATTGTGAACTTATACTGACCTTCCAAATCAACTATCAAAACACCTATTTTTTGATTCCTTTTTTTTGCTTCATCCATTGCTAAGTGTAGCATAACAGTAGAATCTTTTCCAGCACTAAAAGAAACATAAACTTTTTTAAAATTATCAAAAGTAAACTCTATTCTTTCTTTTGCTGCATCATACACGCTTATTCCTAAATCAATCTTAGCCATAACTTAACATTTATTATCACAAGAAACTTGTATTAGTACTTTAGTGTGAAATTCTTCCCACTCTTTTAAAATATCTGACGCTATTGAATCTGCAATTAACTTGAACTCTTCTGGAACTTTAGACCACGCTTCCATTGTTACTGTTGACGGAACTCCAGCGTATATGCAACACGCAGCCTGGCCAATGTATGCTATCTTGTTCATTCCGTTATTAGTTAGATTTTGTTCACAGGAAAAAAACCATGACTTAATAACTTTACCCATGCATTTTTTTGTTAGCTCTGGATCAGAAAACATTTCAACGACTTTTTCAATCATAATTAACTTGTCTTTCCCAGATACATTATTATAAAATCCATGTTTATAATCTTCCCATTTTTCCCATGAGTGGTAAATTCTTTTTATTTCCATAATTATCTATTTATTTATTGATTCCTAATTCTGTTATGTATGCTTTTTCATTTAACTCTGTGAAAGTATAGTGTTCTTTCAATTTTTCAATTGAAACATTTTGTTCGATGGCTTTTTTCCATGCTCCAGATTTAGGAGTTAATGGGTTTTTTTTCTTTTTCTTTAGTTTTTCTTCAACTGGTCTTGCTGCAATATTTCCATCGTCATCAACTTCTTTTATTTGAAACATTGACTTTAAAGTGTATCTACGGTAGTAGGTTATGCATGATCCTATTTTTTTTTTTTTATCTAGATTTGGCAATTCAAGTTCTGATATAAATTCTTTTCCAGTTGTTGTATCAATAACCTTTGTTATTAAGTAACCCCTTTCAATTGGCTGTATTAACATTAAATCTTCTTTCTCCAACAAAGGCTGCAAAGCGTCTGTCAAGTCGTTTAACTCTAAGTATTTAGAACTGAAAAATGGGTTCTCTGATTTTTTAGATAAATTACCTATCTCCTTTTGTATTTTATCAATCTTTTTGTATAATTCTAACATGTTAATCTAATTTTGTGTTAAATTCAGCTTCTATATCAGAAGCCATTTCTCTAGCTTGTTCATTGAATCCTAATTTTATAGACGTTTTATAAATTTCAACTGCTCTATGTTCTTTAGCATTTTCAAATTCAAATCTTAATGCTTTTTTTACTGACTCTTCTAATTCTTCTCTTGTCATTTTAAAATCCCCCTCTTAAATATCTTTTTTCTTCGTTAATTTTTTGTTGTTCCCTGCTCGGATTGTAATATTTTACATTTCTATCACAATGACCATGCTCAACATTATCTATTTGCTTCTGATTATCATAAACCATATAATCAATTCTGGGAGCTTTTCCAACGTGTTCAGCATAATAAGTATCAAATTCTTCTCTAGTACCCTTAAACATTCTTAAATTATACTTAACTAGATGGTGGCAATAATAGATAGTATTATCATTTACTTTGAAAACTAAAACTCTAGTACTATAATCATTATTATTCATTGTCCAACATATTATCAATTGTCACTATTACAACAGAATCATCTTGATAACCTCCATCTTTTAATTGACTTCTTAAGTCTCTGATTCCTTTTTCTAATTTTTCTATTCTTTCTTGATAAATTACTATAGTGTCAAAAGCTGCATCCATGTTTTTTAGTTTTTATTAGTTCCTTACTGACTACAAACATACGCAGGTTTATTAATATACGCAAGTTTATGCGTATAAATATATAAAGAAAATGCTAAGTTGTTGAAAATCAGTAATAATAATTTACTTTGAGAGTATAAAACCTCCAATAACACCTCCAACAATTGCTGTTGGAACACCTATAATTGTAAGTTTTTTAGAGATTTTAAGTTTTAGACTAATCTTATTAATCTCTTTTTCTTGGTTGTTAATCTTATTAATGTGAAGTTTAATCTCTTCTTTGTCCTTTTCAGCTATGGACTTAAAGTTGATTATCTGTAATGCTTGGTTTTGTGTAATGGAATCGCAAATATCAAGCCTTTTTAAGTCCTTCATAATTTGAACCGCTTCCTTTTTACTGAAACATAATCTATCTTGTGAAGTAATCTGTGAACATACTGTCAAGCTGCTCAACAGAAGAATTATGAATAATGCTGTCGTTTTTAATGATTTCATCTTCAAAGTTTTTTAATTGTGAATGTAGTTCATTGTTTTCTGCTTGTAGTTGTGCTTTCTCTTGGTTTAAATCGTGTATTTTAAGACGGTAAATTTCCTCTTCTGGTGTAATACCTTCAATAGGTGAAAAGAATCCCTGAATCAGCACCAAAACAAGTAGAACTACAACTATTATATTAAAGTATTTATTTATCATTTGTCAGAAGGTCTTTTAGTTTCGTCGTGGTTGTATTTTCCAACTATTCCCGCCAAAGCCCCACCGAGAACCAAAGCAACGCTTTCCATATCTTTAAACATTCCTAAACCGCAAAGGATAGCGATTAACACCCCAAAGAAAAAGGTTAATTTTAATCTTGTTTGTTTCATGTCTAAAAAATTAAATTATAAATTATAAATGAAATTATAGCAAACAATAAAAAAATAGCAATAACTCCACAACTAATATTATTATCTAGGCCATTAAAATCATTGTCATTCATCATTGTACTTTTAAAATAAATTCTTCTGGCAAAATCTTATTCATTCTCTTTAAAGTTGATTTGCTACTAGTAACATCAACTAATCCATCTTTGTCAATATCAACATGAGAAGCACCAACACCAACACAACCTAATAGTTGTCTTGAATAGTTGGCATTATGAATAAGTATTAATGATCTTCCTTCAACTCCTGTTATATGAAAGTGCCACCTATACTTCTCAGAATATCTTTTTACAACAGTATAATATCCTGGTGGAATTGCATCATCTCTTACAGCGTTACAGTCAACTTCTAGTTCTATAGTTTTACAAGAAAAAATAAGTTTAACCCTATCTTGAAAATAACTAAATTCTCCTAGAGTTTGCGTTTCAGTGCTTTTTTCTCTTACAATTATAGCATCGTAATCTCTAACAATTCTTTTTCTATTATCCATTTTTACTTTTTCTTAATGTTTACTACTAAAAGAACTGCTGATAAAAAAGGTGGTGTAACAGTAACCCAGAAAAACCACTGAGGAGGGTAGCCCTCTGAAGTGTGAAATATAGAAGAAACACCCCAAAATGAGAAGCAATAAGCCATAGTTCCAAAAAATAAAGGAACTAAAATTTCATTTTTATTTATTGATTTGTATTTTATTGCCAATACTGACAAAAAAGAACCCATTAAAAGGTACATTATTTTCATTAAAATAGCATTCATTTTTCTAAGTTTTCAATTTTTACATCATGTCTTGCTGTTAACTCTTTCAATTCTGATAGGGTATCATTTATTCTTTCAAACATTTTTTCATTTCTTTCATCCATTTTTTCCGTTCTTGCTTTATCAGTTTTCCAAATGTAAACCAGCAACCCCATAATTAAGGCAAAACAACCACTAATTAATTTTAGTGAATCAACTGATGCTGCTATTTCTTGAATTTCCATGATATTTTTTTTTCAACCAAAGTATAAATAAAACCTAAACAACCAAAAGAAACATCAACATAGTTTATAGATCCATTAAACAACAATTCATTTAAAAAAGCCCCAAAGCATAAGAATAGGAAAAAAGTTGTTGCAGCGTTTTTAATTGCTTTATAAAGAATGAATGAAACACCAAGTTGAAAAAAAGACATTCCAATAAAATAAAAATTAATCCTAACATCAGAACCTTGATCAAAAACATTTTGACCATACTGAATAGCAAGATAAAAAAATACTATTATGAATGATAGTTTTTTTAGCATGGTCTTTGGCTTAATTTATTATCATCATTCAACGAAGGACTAATATTAGAATCTATTTCTGTCTGACTCATTGCATTAATGTGAGATGCTACGTTTTGAGCATCTAATAAGTCAGATTGTGAAATCCTTCCAGTGTCTATTGTGTGAGCTTTATTATTGCTCAAAAGGTTAAATTCTGCTTTTTGTTTTTCTGAAAACCCATTTAAAAGGTCAATTGCTTGTGAATTTGTCATTTTATCTATTTATTAGCTCCAGTTTCCTGGATAAGTTTCTTCTAATAATACCTCAATTGAGTTTTTTAAATCAGTTGATTTTGTAGATGAAAGAGATGGTAAATCATAATTTAATATGTTTGCTATATCATCATTATCACATGGAACTCCTTCATTATTACAAGTGCAAACAGCTAAAACAAGTTTACTAGTATTTGAATTGTAAATCATTTGAGTAACCATTATTTCAAATGGAGAATGAATTTCATTTCCATTGCTTAAACCATTTTGAGTTATTGTATATTTTTTTAACATAATATTGTTTTTTTATAAAAGTAATTATTTTTTCTTATGCTACACCTAAAGTTGTAATAGTTCCACTAGAACCAATGTATTTCAATGCTCCAGCCTCAACATAGATTGTACCGCCTCCAGTTGGAGTTGCTGGTGCTGTCTGGTTGCTTAGAAACTGCCTACCGTTAACATCTAACATTTCACCAGGTGATGTATTGCCAATTCCTAATTCTCCAGTACCTAATATAGTTACCAATCTAGTTAAAGAACCAGAAGTTCCATAACCAAATGTATAATTAGAATCTGAATCCTTCCCTACAATCTCTAAAAGGTTTGTTTGTATTCCTAGACCATAAGTAAGGGCATTGTCCAAGCCAAATTTTAAACCTGTATAAACCTTAGAAGAATATAAAGAACCATTATCATCAAATGTCCAACTTGCAACACCTCCAGTTCTAATATCTACATTACCACCAGATGAAGCATTTAAAACTGTTCTTGCAGTTCCTGTACTTCTAAAGTATAAAGCTGCCTGAGTCAAATCATGGCCAGTATAACCAATAGAACCAAACGTTGATTGAGTCGTTGCTTCTAATACTGAACCAACTTTTAATAGGCCATCTATTTCAAACTCATTATCATCTGTAGCTGTAACCCATTCAGTACCTAAAGAATCCTCTAATACTAAAGAATTAACTAAAGAAGTGCTTTTTATGTGGGCCATTCCATTTGTTGAGGACTGATTAATTCCTACTGTTCCACTATCAAATGATATGGTATCAGTAAGTGTTACAACTGTTGAAGTAGGAACAGTTCCACTACCAGCATAAATACCATCACCACCTGTTATATCACTTAAATAAGCAATTGTTCCAGAAGCATCTTGTAGAGTTGCAACATTATCTTGTGTGGCCGTTGTGTGATCTATAATAGTTTCAAAAGCTGCACCAGCGTTAAATGCTAACTGATTTACGTATAGTGCATCATCTGTTTTTACAATTATAGAATCTCCTGATATTGCAGCACTGTTTGAAATAGCAGTGTTAATCGTTAGATTTTGCGATGCTCCAGATACTGGATAAGTTGGAAGATTTTGTGATGTTACAGGAGCAGAATCATTATTATAAATTCCAAGATTTCCAGTTTTAGCAAAATTTGCTTTAAACATTCCAAAATATGCTGATGTAGATGATGCACCACAATATGCAACATCATCAACAGCAAATGTTCCAGCTTGATAATAAACAGATGTTGAACCTTCAATTTTTGCCTCTCCAGTATTATTAAATGATATTTTAGCATTATCAGATATATTTGTTATTGCTTGATTTGCAGTAACAACAATGTCATTTGCTCCAGTTTCATTACCAAACACAAGTGTTTCTTCCAATGTTTCACTACCTGTAATAGGAACATCAACAGCAGACAAAAGACCATTTTCATCAACTTTAATAGTATAAATATCACCTGTAGGAGCTGCAAGATTTTCAAAATATATTTCTCTTAATCCATTTATCGAAATAATATTATTACCACTTACATTTTTAAAGTTCAAAGTATTTGTATCTGTATCTGTATTAAGATTTATGTCTCTAGTAACATCAACTATGGTTCCATTGGCATTATAAAGATTTTCATTTCCTATTTTAACATAAGTAAGTGTATCAGTATCCCAGATGTACATGAAGTCAGTATCATCAGCAATATAAATATTTGAAATATCTCCTGTAGCAGGAAATGAAGCTACTGTTGCTCCATGAACGATTGTATCAAGTTGACTTGAAATAATTAATTTTCCATTTGTATCTACTGCAACATTTCTATCACCTATTCCAGCAAGACCAGCAACAGTTAAATCACCAAAAAGATAATTATCTATAATTGAAGCCGTACCAATTACAGCAGTATTTGTTCCCTGACCAATAGCAGAATTACCAATTACAATTTCATTATCAACTGTATCTCCTGAAGATTTAGTGAATGAACCAATGTATGTAGAACTAGAACTTGTAGTGTTACTAGCTAAAGCACTTGTTAATGCTCCTGCTTGATAACCAATTGAAGTATTACCAACACCAGTTCCCATGTTTTGCAGGGCTTGATCACCTATTCCAGTGTTATTTCTTCCATTTGTTGTTCTTCCTGCATCAAGTCCAAAGAATGTATTTCCAGTACTGTTTGTATTACCTCGATTGTATACATCACCAGCTCCATTAATAATTAATGATCTATCTCCTGAATTATTTAAAAATGCTAATTCTTCAGAATCAGTATCTCCAAACAACGAATAACTTCTTGCTGAAGCATCAGCAATTAAATCAGAATTACCAAGATTTACGGCTGTAATTGCACTATTTACAAGTGCTATATCTGCTTTTTGAGACTGAAAAACACCTGGTGAAGTTTCGTAAGAAATATCAAATAGTGTACTTGCATCAATTGCTGTGGCTGCTGTGTAGCCTGTTATTTTTCCTGACATAATTTATATTTTTTTATTCTAATATTTTAGTAGTTCCATCCTCTTTTACTTTAATAGTTCCATCCTCTTTGAATTTGGCTGTTAAAACATCAACACCACCACTATCATTTGGAGAAGAATAGACTCTATAGCTCAAAGATACAGTATTAGAACTTATTATACTAGTATCTATATTTGCTTTACAAGTTAATACATTTGTACCAGTTCCAGAAACATCTATTTTTGTGTTTCCTGATATTGGTTTTAGAGGATTTGAACTAACATTTCCTTGATCTAAATAACTCGAAATAACCCATCTATTACCGCTTTCGTAATCTTCAACGGTAAACTCAACCCATTCATCAGCAAAAAGTTGATTCCAAGTGAACACCACCTGAATTTGAATAAGTTCATTATCAACTAATTGAGTTGGATTTACTCCACTAGATAAAACTGTGAAAGTAGTTGAAGTTGTAACATCAATATCATCTTCATAAGGTCTTATTTTGAAAGGATAATAATTGTAATCTTCAACACCGTTTAATTCTGTAAAGTATGACAACCTTAAAAGCCAATCACCACTATAGAAGTTTTGCCAATTTTTATTATATCCGTTGTTTGGCTCACTAATATTATAGAAATCACTATTAACATTACTTTGTGATAACCAATATCTCCAATCATTTAAGAATCCATATTGTAATTGATAACCAGCATAACCAGCTGTATCAAGTGAATCCTTCCTAAAAATAGATATATGGTTTCTATCTGTAGAAGGTGGTAAATTGAAATTTCTTGAAATAGTTTCATTTACCTGTATTATGTCATTCTGAACAACTAAACCATCAAAACTAATGTAGTAATTTTCAAGAGTAAATTCATCATCATTAGTTGAATTGTAAGCACTTATTTTCATTCTCATTCCTGAATAAGCAGTGTCTATTGGAAGCAGAAAGTCAGAAACATAAAGAACATCATCTTCAGTAGTTGTATTGTCAACTGAGTTATCTGTTATTAAATTTCCTCCATGATCATAAAGTTCTTCTGTAAGTACGTTTGGAATTTGAACACCTACAATTGGAGCATCAATAGTGTCTCCATCAAAAAGAATTAAAGAAACTTTATCATCTATATTTGGCCTATTAAGAACTAAGTCAGATTGTCCATTTCCTATACTTAACCACATTGTCATTTTCCTACTTCCATCAGGAATTGCAGAAAAATATGAATTTGCACCTGATGTTGGAGTTATCTTTCCTTCTATTTCAACAGTAGTTCCTACGTTTGTCATTGAAATATCTGAAAAATCAAAACCAGCATTATTATTTGCAGGGCTTGTTTCACCAGTGTAAGTATTTGAATCAACTGAGCCATCAATAAGAAATAAAGTTTCTGGAGCATTCACCATTAAAGTACTACCTAGAGAAAATGTAGAGTTTGAATATACATCTGAATCATCAGGTCTATAAACTAATCCTAAATTGCAACCATGTAAACTTCCTGGAGTTTGTCCGTTTGGAGTGGCTACAACAGCTTTAAAAGTACATTCTCCAGAATAATCAATTCCATCAATAACATTTCCAAAACTATCATAAAACTCCATACTTTGTTTTGTGAATAAATTTGCCCCACCATTTAAACTCTCATCAAAACCTCCAGTATTTCCAATATTGTTAGAAGTTTCTTTTTCAAGTACTCCATTTTGATTTCCAGCATTAGCAAAAACCTTGATTAATCCTATTGGAGCTAGACAATCACTAGCATCATAATAATCTGGTTCTGTATATCCATCCTCTACAAAGCCCCATTGCATAAACTTGTAGTTTATTTTCCATTCTGTTGTAGCTCCTAAATCTTGTGTTTGTTCTATGTAGACCTCTTTAAAATAACTCCCTGAAGGGTTATTTAATTGAGTCATTTGAACAGGTGAAAAATTGCTTGTTGTTGGCAAAATATGTTTGAATCTATTTACTTGACCATTTACAACTGAAGCCTGATTTGAACTACCATTTTGAGCCAAATTAAAAAACAATTCTATTTCTTCTGGTCTGCTTGTTTTTCTAATTGAACCTATATCATATTGATAATTCAAGTGGACACCAGCACTATAGAAATCTTTAATAGTATAAGATGATCCAGGAAGTTCAATTGTTGTTTGAGGTGTTGCAAATGGTATTATATAATAAGGTGCTTGTGCTGGATTAACAAGTTCCAGTGGGCCATCAATCCCAACTTTTAATGGATTTGCATCTAAATATAAGATAGTAGCTTTATACTTAATTTGTATTGGAAAATAAGCACTAAAAGTTCCACCACTTTGTGTTCCATCAGTATTTACAACACCACCAGTTATAGTATGTTTTACTGTTCTAACTTCTATTTCTATTTCATCACCAGCGGAAAACCCTTCACCAGCCCAACTTCCTTGTTGAATCTCTAGTTCATAAGCTCCACCATTATTTCCTGTTGCATCTCTATATGAAAGAATATTTGTATCAGTAAAAGGATGTTCAGTTGTAGTTTTAAAAACCAATTCACCCTCTACCCAATCACCAACATTAGCAATTAAACTATTATATCCGTTGTATTGTTCAGAGATTATATTTATAGCCATCTTATTTAGTTTTATTTGCTTTCGTAATTCCTAGATTCAACATTCATCATTTCTTTAAGTTCCTGTTGTTTTTTCAATAGTTCTTCAGGATTACTAATGTCAGAATCAAGAATGCTATTTGATAAACCTATAATTTTCTTTTGATTTGGAGTCATTTGTCCAATTATTTCAGGAGTTATTCTATTGTTTATTTCTGAACTAACAATTTTTACACTATCAGTTGCAGAATTTAAAATGTCATTAAGACTTTTAAGAGAATCTTTTAATTTATCATCCATTTATTTCAATTGTTGTAGTATTAGTACTATATTTTGCTGGTATAGAATATTCTATTTCAGCAGTTTTAGTTTTATTTATCCATGAGAAATTCAATATTTCTAACAAAGTTCCGTCATTGTCGTAAATATAATTATTGTTTTGCAAAGCATCAAAATCTTGACTTGAAAAAGGAATCTGAGCAACATAAATTCTTTTAAAATTCACATCTACTTCATTAATCCTATGATAGTTTTGATACAAGAAATCAGCACTTAAATAATCTTTATAATTAGCTGGTTGTTTAGATCCTACTTGATACAATAATTTAGTAACACTGTACAAAGGTTGTGAAATCTGCATTACTCCAATTCTTGCAGAAACTTTACTTGCAAGATCAGATGAAGCACCAAAAATTCCAGCAACATTATCAACAGCAACACACACGCCTTTCCAAAATTCTTCAGCAGGTGACAATGAACTTTTTCTTGTTCCAAATGCAAATGGAATCGAGCCATCAACTAATCCACTTATGTTAACTAAATCATCAGCAATTACATTTGTTGGTTCTGTAGAATATTCTGTTTTAGTTCCTGAAGAAATACTTGTTGTATGTGAATCACTAAAATCAACCTGTGAATGTAGATAATACCTTTTCCATACATCACCAAAGTTGTAAGTAAAAGCGTTTTCTCTTGCATCTTGTAGATTCAATGTATTTCTAATGCTCCTAGAACTTATGTTTTGTAAAAAATCCCTTCTCTCAAACTTAACAACCCCATTTTCAACCCATATTTTACCATTGTATCTAGTAACCATAGCATCAATTAAACTACCTAGAGTTGGAATAGTGTCTTTGTCTGTTGGATAACCTTTTGTATATCCTGGTTGTGTTGGTGGCAATAAAGTTTCTAAAAACCAATCTTTTGTGTTAGTGTTTACAATTGGAACTGGCAAAATTGTTAATGGACTAGAACTAGTTATAATTGAAGATTGAAAAGTAAATCCAAGTTTTTCACAACCAGTTGTTATTAGCTCGTAAACTGTAACAGATTTTAATTCTCTTATTCTTGGGTATATTATCTGGACTATTTGCTTTAACATATTTATAAAAGCTACAATAGATAACAATAAAAATGCTACCTGTATAACTGCTTTAGCAATGGCCCAAGCAATTTCAGCAGGTTTAACAACAACAACAACACCCAAACCAACACCAGTATTTGGAATTATAGCAGCAGTTAAATCTCCGATTGCTTCAGCTAAAGACTTAACTTGTTCTGCAATTGTTATTGCTAGAGAATACGTAGCCATTGAAGCAGTCAAAATAATCATGCCTTGATTATCTCGAACTATTAAATACTTCGTTTGTACCGTATCTATTGTATTAGTTCTATTTATAGCTTCCCAACTTAAAACATCAGCATTCTTTTTAAACCATTCAAAAGACTTTCTTTTCTTAACTTTCACTTCAACAGTTGAATCAGAATCACCAGATATTTTTGGGGTTTGTGTTAAATCAACATAATAATCAAGTGTAACATCTCCAATTTGAATAGTATATGGTATTCCTTGAAAAACTCCATTTGTTGCAATGTGATCTAATACAATTTCTTTTGCTTTAGTTGCAAGAATTATACTATCAACATTGATTTCATTTTGGATATACCCCTCTTCACCATCGAAACTTAGTTTAAATCCAATGTCATCACCATTTACAGGCATTATTTGTGTTCCATTTATCGAGTGTACCGCTTCAATCATCTTTTAACTTTGTATGAGTTTGTAGTAGTTCTATTTCCAACCTTTGTTGATTGCATTATTCTAAAACTTTCGCTTGTTATTTCTCCGATATTAGCATTAGAAACTGGTTTATCAATTATAGCTCTCTTAATGTCTTTTAATTCGGCCTCCATTCCTGATAAATCAACACCATTTGCCATTGCAATTAATTGAGTATCCCCACCAAGTTTTCCTAGTCTTTTCTTTTCCATCGTTTGTGCAACCTCTTCATTTGTAAAATTACCAATCTTACTATTTTGCTCTTTAGTTAATACCCTTTCGTTATCGTGTAGTATTGCATGAAATCCACCTTTTCCATCTACTCCAGCACCATGATTTCCAGTATTTTCAGTTCCTTCTAAAAAGGCTGGTAATGATTGAGCAAATTGAGAAAGTACCGTTGTACTTGTTATTGCTGTAGTTAAAGCCTTTCCAACATCATCAGTTTTTGCCAACTCTGCATTAAAAGCAGATAAAACAGAACTAACTAATAAGAAGTTTTGTTTCTTTTGCTCTATCTTTTGTTGTGCAACAACAGCCTCTTCAGAAAGTCTTTCTTGTTCAGCTAGTGATTCTTTTGCAGAAATGTTTCCATCTCTTGCAGCTTGTTTGTATTCGTCTAAATTACTTTTGTGGGCCGCCTCTTGTTCTTGCAGTCTGTTTAAAGTATTTTCAAAGTTTTTAACTGCAATATCTTCAGTAAATTGAATTATTTTTTGATTGTTTTCTGCTTCCTGTTCAGTTAGTATGTTTTTCTTCTTTTCAAATTCGTGAAGAGTTGCAAGTTCAGCTTCTAATTGTTCTATCTTTAATTTGTCCTCTTCTCTTCCATAAAACTTTAATACATCTAAATTTGCTTGAAGTTCATTTCTTCTTATTGCTTTAAATTGTTCAGCTTTAAATTCTTCAAAATCCTCTTCACTTTTAAATCCAGATTTTCTTTGTTCAATTTCTGCTTCTGCTAATTGTCTCTCAAACTTAATAGATTCTTGTAGCTTTTTTATTTGTTCATTCTCCACAAATTTATCTAATCTCTTATCTTCTTGTGCAATTAGCTTTTCTTTTACATCTTGTTCAACCCTAGAATTAGTTTCAATTTGCTTTATTAGTCTATTACTCTTTTCTATTTCCTTTTCAATCCTTTTATCTGTAGTGTCCTCAATTAAATCTAATTCTATTTTTTGTATTTCTTCATAGGTAGAACTTACTATTCTTTTTAGTCTATCTAATTCTTCTTTTTCAACATCAAGTTCAAGGCTTAACTTTAATATATCCTCTTCTGTTGTAGCCTCTCTTATTCTAGTGTTTAAGTCGCTAACTGCTTTAGATTGATTATTTATTAACCCTATAAGCTCCTTTTTTGCATCTGCATTTTTCTTTGTTTCTTCAGTATTAGTTTCTATTTCATCATTTCCTTCTTTCTGAACTTCTGTAAGTACCTCCAACTTAGAAAGTAGTAATTGATTTCTCTTAATTCTTCTTTCTATAACAACACTCTCTAATGCATCAGCAGTTTTTAATGCTTTAATATCATTCTTTATTCGATTTAATAAGTTTTTAGTAATTGTCTTTTGTGTTTTTATATCTTTTTTAACAAACTTTTCAGCTATCCTATCTGTTTCTTCATCAATTAATCTATCTATAGTATCAAATGTTTTTTGTATTTGCTCACCTCCTGGCCCTGCAAAAGATAAAAAAGCTCTTGAAAGTTCTTCTCTAGCTCCTATAACTCCATTCTTTAGATTTGAAATACCTACAGATACTTTATCAATTGTATTAATTGCATCAACAGCACTAGAAATAAATCCTCTGAACATATCAGACAATATACCCTGACCGTTTTCAATATTTAAAATGAACTTTTCATAAGTAGAATCAAGAATCTTCAACTGAGCATCAACACTTTTCAACTGTTCATCAGTTAAAGTTTTTAGTGAGCCTTCAGAAAGATTATCAAATTCATTTGCAAGTTCAGCAGTTTTTTCAACATTATCAGCAAGTATTAACCCTAAAGTAAATGACTCAGCACCAAATAAATTAGTGGCCGTTGCAACCTTATCTTGTGATTGGTTCACTTCTTCTAGGGCTTCATCCAATGTTTTTCCTTGTTTAACTAATCTTGCAAAAGATGTATTTAACAATCTACCAGCTCTAGCAGCTTTTATTCCATTGTCTTGCAGGACACCAATTTGAGCAGAAACTTGACCTAAACTCAAACCTAATGCATTGGCCGTTGGAGCAACAAAACCTAAAGCATCTTTTATTCTTTGGAAATCTAATGATGTGCTTGTTCTTACATTTGCAATTATATCTGCAAACTCTTGGCCTGATTCAGCACCTTTTCCAAATGCATTTAATGTTTGACCTAAGAAATCAGCCGCCTCTTCAGATGTAGCCCCAAGAGCAATTGATAGATCATTTACGGGCTTTAACAACAGTTTGACTTCCCTTTCTGAATTACCCAAAGTAAATAATGTGGATGCTAATTCAGCAACTTCATTAGATGTTTTAATTGAACTACCAGCAACAGAAATTATTGACTTTTCAAGGCTTTTCAAGGCTTTTCTAGCAATTCCAGTTACACCAGAAATATTCTGCATAACTTTGTCAAACTGCCTAACTCTATCAAACGCATCTTTAAAAGCCAAGCCAACACCTCTAATAGCACCAATAACACCTCCTGCAAAAAATAAAGACTTTAATGAAACTCCTATTTCCCTAAAAGCAAGACCATACCTTCCAACGTCACGCCTTCCATCTCTAGCTGTTTTATTTATCCTTCTTAACCTATCATCAAGTTGAGCAAAAGCAATATTTGCTTTAATTGCCTGTTTTGAATTAACTCCATATTCAGCAGCTAATCTTTTAAATCTTGCTTGTGCTGAATTTACTTGTTTGGTTAACTTTTTGTAAGCATTATTTTCATCTAAAACAGCCTTTCTATTTTTTATATGATCTTTTAGTTGTTTCTGTCTTTGCTTTTCAAACTTATCAAAAGCCTGTTCCCTAGCTTTCTGAAGTCTTAATTCATCTAATCTAGCTTTTTGAAGTTGTTTTTCTGTTTTTATTTTTGCCTTTGATAGTCTTTCGGACTCTTTTAATAGCTCATTTCTCTCTCTTATGCTCTTATTGTTCGTAGGATCAGCACTTGAAGCAGAGGCCTTAATTTGTTTTGCAGTCTCTTTAACTGCTAACATGGTAATTTCAAGAGATTTAACTGCTGCTTCAGTTATCTTTGCACTTTCTTCAATGTTTTGAAAAGTTCCCTTTTGTGCTATATCATCTTTATTTATTTTTTTAGCCATGTCTTAACTTTTTTGTGATTTAGCTTCTTTTTTATAAAGAGAAATCATACTTCTAAATTCTTTAACTGTAATAACTTTTGGATCTACTCTATATCCAACCCATTTAGATATTGAAATTATAATCTCTCCAATATCTCCAGAACCTTCCTGCTCCATCATTTTTAATAATTCTTCAATCTGAAATTCAAGTCTTTTAATCTTGTTTTTCTTGAAGTCTATCCCTGTAATTATCCAATCTAGCCTCTCGATTGCTAGTCTATGTTGAAGATTTAACAACCTTAAATGATGCTTAGAAACTCCAAACTCTTTATAGTTAGAATCAGAAATTAGTTCATAATGAACTTGATCTTGTTCTTTAGTTCCTTTTTCAATATCTTTTCTACAATAAACAAGCTCACCTTCGTTGATTTTAATCCAATTGTGCAAAGGTAATTCATCTATGTGTTTATAATAATTCATCCTAATATCGTTCTTCTTGCGTATTCTATATATTTTGGCCTCATTTTTTCAGCTAAAATTGTCAAGTTTTCATCTGTTAATCCAACATGGTCTGGAGAAAATCCAAGTTCATTAACAAGTTCATCAAATCTTTCTTTGTTAACTATAATTTCAATATCATCACCTTTTACATTAACAGTCCATGAGTTCCAATAATCTCCATTTTCATAAAAAGTAATATGATCAATAATCTTACCAATTCCAACACCTTCTGTTAGCTTCTTTTGTTTTGTAAAAGGAGCGTATTCCCCTAAACTATCTCCATCACTATCAATCCCCTCTTTTCCTAATTGTTCAACTGTATTTAGGCTTATTATTAGCTTTTTAATGTCTGAATCAACCGCAAATCTAAAGGCTTTGGATTCGTCAAGGTTTTTAGCCCTGTTTAACATATTGTAAATACCTTCAAACATAACATAAACAAAAAAACGTGAATCAGTTTATACCAATTCACGTTCCAATAAGTTGCTAAGATACTAAATATAATTAACTTTTTCGCTCCATAAGTAGGGTAAGCATTCCTTTAATCTCTGATAGATTTGAACTAACAACCTTAAATTCATTGTTTGAGCTTGTTTGATGCTCTTTGAAGTCAGTTCTAATTGCATCAATCCTTTTATGTGTTAATTCATCTTTCTTTTCTATCTCCAGTGAAAATTCTGCTTTCATAGCTTCTTTTTTAGTTTTGGCCTCAATCAATTTTTCTTTTAAGTTCCTAACATTAGTATCATGGTCTTTTTCAACAGATTCAATTTTTGTTTTATTCTTCTCTATACCATGTTTTAAAGCAAAGTATAAACCACATAAACTTATTACCCATCCTACGATTGAAACAACAACAATTGCCGTTTGACTATATGTAATTGTGTTTGGTGCTATTTGTAGTAATTCTAACATTGCTTTATGTTGTTAATCTATGAATTTTCTAATTCTTTTCGTGTTTCAAATACGCTTGTACACCGCCTGAAAACTGTTTCTGTACTATGTTGCTGGAAATCAAGTTTTTCCATTTTAAATAAGTTAACCAGGCAACACGAACCGCAAACCATCTTCTTTTAGCTCTACTAGGCTTAAGCCCTTCCATAATCCAAAGATTTAAAGCTATTTCATCACAAAGAAATCCCCCCATTCCACAATTGATTAAATAGTCATGTACATAACAAGCAACTGAAGGATGTAAAACATCTTGAACTAGATTACATCCATTAAAATCTGTTTTAGAGTCCCAAAGAGGATTGTTAAAACCTTCTTCAATCATTATAAAAACCCATTCTGGAGCATTCATACCTTTTGCGTTAGAAATCAGCGATTCTTTTAGATTCTCATTTGTTAAATGTATGTATGGCTTCATACTTTTGTGTTATTATAGGTAAGATATGTTAATACTTCTAGAATAATATTTTTAATGGCTAATTATTCACTTTTTATTTTTGATAGTTCTAATAATTGTTTAATACATAATCATCTATGTAATTTTGAATTTCATCCTTCATAATTTGGTCATAGATTCCACTTAAAGAAAGATTAGTATTAATGTTTTGAGATGTCAACCAGTTACCCAGTATTATTTCATCTTGTAAATATTTAATATGATTTTCAAGGCTAAAAACTTCTAAACTTGTATAAGTTCCATCTATAATTTTCATTATTAAATCAGCTCTGAAATCTTCAAAATAGTTTGTTCCATCTATTTGCCTTTGTTTGTACAAGCCAATATAAAGCCTTTTTAATTCACTTTCTTCTGTTATCAAAACATAGCCTGTAGGTTGTGATTCTGAATAATCTATTGCAGGTATCTGCTCTCCTTCTTCCTTGTAAAATTTTCTTGACATATTTTAATTTTTTTATCCAACCCTATTATAAGGTCTCCATCTTTGAGTTATATGGTCATACCAAAATAAAGCCGTTTCGTTTGGTTTTATTGATTTTTGGTTGTTATCCCTTAATAAAAATCTATTTTGTGCTAAACTTGTTCCTGCATTATTAACAAACCTAATATCATCACCAGTTGAATTAATATTTGTTATTCCAACAATTCTATTTACACCAACAGCAGGTGAAATTAATCCTCTTATTTGCCTATTGTTAGCATTAACGTCAACCCTAACAACATCTGTATCATCTGTATATCCAACAGGTGTCCAATTATCAACATTTGCTGTAAGAGTTGGATTTGTAATTACCTCCTGTATTGTGAAACCTTGACTTTGTGCTATATCGTTAATTAATGCAATAGTTCCATCTTTAGCTTGGAGAGTAGCAGTATAATCAGTTCCAATTGATGGAGTGTAAGTAAGCAATGTCTCTCCAGTTTCACCACCATTAAAAGAAATATTTTGAAGCCCTAAAGCATTGTTTGTTTTTACTATTGTATTAACTCCACTAATTGATGCACTATTTATTACAGATTGATTTACTGTAGTATTTTGAGATGCAGCGACAAAAGGAAAGTGGGGTGAATTAGATGTGGTAAATGCAGCAGAATCATTATTTGTTATGGCCATATAACCAGTTCTTGAAAATGTTTGATTAAACATTCCAAAATATGCAACTTCATTATTAACTCCACAATAAGAAGTTCCAGAAACACCAAAAGTGCCACCTTGATAATATATTGAATCAGTAGCCTCTAATCTTGCCTCACTTCCATCTAAACTTATTTTTGCATTTCCATCAGGAGCAATAAAAAACTGACCATTTGAAAGTACAATGTTATTTGCTCCAGTAGTATTTCCGTTTGCAAGTGTAGTTGCTAAATCCTCACTAGTTCCAACATCACTTAATAAAGCAATAGTACCATCTTTATCTGGAAAAATATATGTTCTAGTTGTTGCAGTAGCTATTGTAGAGGCATCAAATTTTGCCTTTTTTGTTGTATCTGTAGCATTTACAATTGAAAATTCAGTGTCAGTAAAGTTAGTTTTTACGTTCATTCTTTCCCAATCAGAAAGAGAACCTGCATTAGTTTGCCTAATATAAAGCCCGTTTTGATACGTTACAAAGCCTAAAAATGTAGTATTCTTTTCTACTAGATAAACACTACCAACAACAGGATCACCAATTGTAGTTGGTAAATCACCTCTATATTCAACCTCTCCATCTATTACTCCGCTGCCTCCCGAAGTCGTACTAAAACCCAGATTATCCCTAACAAATGTTAGAAATGTAGCTTCAGTAAATGGAGTATCTGAACTATCAACACATTCAGAAAGAGGGTATTTTGCTGGGCCATTTAAGGTTTTATTTGTTCCGTTGGTATCATAAATCTTAACAACAGCATCATCTCTTAAATCTTTGTAATAATAAAAAGAGTCTCTTTTTGGTTGCTCTAATAAAATATCACTTGATAACGTGTCAGTTATCACTAGTGAACTTCCTATGATTTGAAATTTCTTTGCCATAATATTTATTTTTATCTATAATAAGATTTATCATTCATAACTCTATCACCAAAGACGGCTGTAATTTTTGACCTTCTATCAGATTCTATAGCCTCCATTTTTGGAGTATCTACCAATTCAACCTCTTGATCAAATATATTGTAGTCATGGTTAAACCTGTTATAGTCTGAAATCTTTATTACATCTTCATTTATGAAGTGTTTGTCTAATAATTGAGTAGTAATACCTATTTCTAAAGGGTCAGTTCTTAGAGTGTACTTGTTTAAGTTTTCTCTAGTTACCTTTACTAATTTTCTTCCTTTATCAATAAGGTTGTTAATGTCTGTTTCTGGCTCTCTATCACCAAAGAATCCATTAAATCTAACAGTATCCTTAAAATTTGAATCAGTAAAGTCAATATTGTCTTTCTGATAGTATGAATTAAATTCTGAATATATCCTTACAGAATCTTTTGAAGTGTATGTAGAGAAACTTTTTAGTTCATACGTCCCCATTGTGTATTGACCAGCAACTCCAGCAATAGTAAATGTTACTATTATATTGTACTTTCCAGCTCCATTATTATTTAGAACCTCTTTCCAGTCATAAATATATCCAACGGCTAAATCATCATTTGGAAATACACCCTCTTCACCTTCGTTTGGAATTTCTACACCGTCGCAATCCTCCATGCTGAAAACAACAGTATCAGAATCAATGGCCTTTTTAATATAAACTCCAGTAAAATCATTCTTATGAGAATCAGTACTTGTTAAATCTGCTAATACTAACTGATCTTCACAACAAGTCCCACATTTAGAACCTCTATCCTCTTCTGTTACACCTTGTGGAATGTTCACAATGTTGTATGTATTTTTCTTTCGGTAGTTGATAAGGCTATGATTTTAAAAAAGAAAGGGTATTGATTAAACAACACCCTTTCCATTAAGTTAATTATATTACTCCCCTTTAGGAGCTTTTTCTTTCTTGTCCTTCTTTTCAGAATCTTCAGTTGCTTTCCTCCTTTTTACAGGCTTAAGCCCTTCCAACTGATCTTTTAGATGATTAGGTTTAGAATGTCCATTACAACACTTCCAAGCCTTTTTAATATCATCAGGCTTAATAACAGGGTGGTTTTCATGTGCTTTCAATGCTTCTTCTAAAGTCATAGACCTCATTGCATCAATAGAATAAGAAACCCTCCCTATTTTTAACTCCTTACTCATTAGGCAACAGTAACAGTTGTATCAGGTACAAAATAACCACTTGCAGAAGTTTCCAAAGTGTAAACATCAGCAGCAACAACAGCAGGACTTACTAAAGTGTATGTACCGTCTGGATTTTCTGTTACAGATGTCCAAGCACCAGCAGCAACTTCAACACCTCCAGTAGAATCTAACAACACAAAATCATTAGTTCCTAATCCAGTTATAACCGTTTTATTACCAGCAGTTCCAAAAGAAGTACTTGTATCAGTTACAATTGTAATAATTGCAGCAGCAACCAAAGTTGAAGCGGCAACATCTAAAGCAGAATAACCTTGAATTAATGGCTCAATGTTAGTGAAGTTTTGACCATATTCATCAGATGTAATAGTCCAAGCATTTTGCTCACACTCATAAGCATCTAAATCCCATGATAACATGATTTTCTGAGAAGTTGTATCTGTAGCATAAGACATAAAGTTATCAAAAGTCTCTGTAGACATTTCATAACCTCTTAATTTTCCACTTCCTTCAACATCTTGGATACCCCAAAGATTACCAGTAACATCTACATAGTAAACATCTAAATCACTACAACCAAATTTGTCAACAGCTCTAGCAACACCAAAAGCAGCATCATCTCCCCAAAGCTCCATAGCCCAAGTTCTAATCCCACCAACACCATCTAACTTAATCTTACGTCCAGAAGGAGCAGTTTCATAAGCAGTATCAGTTCTTTCAAAAGTAGCATTTTCAACTGCTAAGATTGGATACAAACGGTCTAAAGCTGGAGTAGATGCAGCCAAACGGTAATCAACACACTCTGCAAGAGTAGTTAATGAAGTTCCATATTGTGCATTAAATAGTGTAATACCATCGGCATTACCTGGTAAAAAATTTCTTTCTCCTGTTGATCCCACCTGTGGTGAAAACATAGGAAAGGCCAAAGCCTTTTGCGTAATAACACAATTTGGCCTACCTGCGAAGCCAAAACTAGGGTCATTACAATCACATGCTATTCCTGACATAATTCTAAGTTTTAAGTTAATTTATTTAATAAGTTCAAATATAATATTTATTATTAACAAGAGCAACTAGAGGTATCGTAAACTTCTATTTTCATCTTAGAGTCAACACCGCTTAAATTCTCATCAATTATTTTTTCTACTGGTTGACCGCCTCCACCTTTGCCAGTAATTACTCCAAATCTAGGTCTTACTGTTGTTCTAACAGTTGACAAAGTTTTGAAATTAAAGTCTTTGTTTATTACGTTAATAAAAGCCTTTTGTAAATTCTGCATTGGCTTAATTGCGTAATTATTTTGGTTATCGTTTGTATCTCCATCACCTTCATCATACCAATCTAAGAAGAATAATCTAGCATCAAAGGCCATATCAATTGAAGAATCTCTAGGTAAATCTTCATATTCGTAACTTTCCAACAACCAAATAAAAGGAGTTTTAGCATCTACATCTTCACGCAAATCTAAATACTCTGCATTTGTGCTATAAGGAGAGCCATGTAGAAAAGTAATATCTTGTGCAACAATTACGGTTGCAGTTGAAGGAACTGGAGTTGAATGTCCACTTGGTGTAACTTCTATCCAATTATTCACATCTACATCAGTAACCAAATAAATTAAACCTTCTATAGTTACATACTTAGTCTTTGTTAAAAACAATGTAGTACTACAAACATAAAGCTTGTCAGTTGTAGAATCAACAACCTCAACACTATTTATATCTATGTTAAGATTTATTTTATCTATAATTGATTGTATTACGTCGACTAAATTACTCATTAGAATGGATTTGTTTTTCTTTCTGGTTGACCTTCGTATTCTGGATAATCTGCATCATTCAAATATCCCATGTACGCTTGTATTGACCAATAAGAATTAATACCTTCATTATATCTTGATGAAGCACTCAATGAATCAGCTCCTACATTTTCAGAGTTTGCAGATTTAGTTTTTACAACTCCATTTGCTCCAGCTTTAGCATTCAAATCTCTTATGTAGTGAAAATATATAATTCCCTTTAGCATTTCTTTAATACCTTCAGATGAATATATTGGCCCACTGCTATCTTGATAATCAAAAGCATCATAAACATATTGAAATCTTGCTTCTGTAGGATAACCACCCCCAGCAGTTAAATCAGCTTGAAAGAGAGCTTCTAAAGTAACCCCAAACAACCTTTTTAAATACAGATTCTCTACATAATCAATTGATATTTGTAAATCTGTTTTTTGATTTGGATTCAATGAAAGGGTATATCTTCCACTTTTGAAATCATCTGTTGTTACTATAGACATGATTATAATTTTTTATGATTTGCTTTCAGAAGATTTAAAAACTGATTTAGCTTTCTTCTTTGCCGTTTCAATTACGCTTTCACTTTTTGTTGTTGATTCTTTTTTTGGCTCAACAGAATTACTTACACATTTAGCAACCTTTCTTCTGTTAATTAAAGAAGATGCCAATAGGCTATCACATTTCATTGTGCTTCCTTTTTCTCTTCCTGCATAATCTTCTGTAAACTCAATAGTTACTTTGTTTTTTTTTCGTGCCATCTTATTAATATTAAGTATTTATACTAAAAAAGGGGAGCGATTAGCACCCCCCTTTTTAATTTATTAATCAATAATCTTTTGATTATGGTGTAGCTAACAAAGTTAAAGCAGCATCAATATCAGTGATTTGTCTGAATCCAGTCTTATCAACTTCTCTAATTAAGAATGCTAAACGCTTTCTAACTTTTAAAGTCATCATGTCCTCAACAAATTGAGCATTTACTTCACCTCTTGCAACTGTCAATCCAGCTCTTTGGTAAATTTTACCGTATCTGCTATCACCAACAAACATTGAGTTTGCAACAACATTGTTATCTTCAATTATAACCATACCGTCAACATTTTGACCATCTCTACTAACGAAAGGAGGCATAACATAATTGTCATTAGCATCTTTCTTCAACTTCATTCTGTTGATGTCAGAGATGTTCATTAATGCAAAGTTAGGAATATACTTTGAACCTCTATTTGTAGTAATTTGTTCATTAGTCTTAACTAATAAATCATAAATAGAAGCATCAGATATACCAGAAGCAACAGGAGTGTAAACAGGAGCAGCAGTAATTAAGCCAGTCAAGTTATTTCCTGTACCATCTCCATTAATGATTTGATCATCAATCTTAATATCTACGTTTGTCATTAAGAACAATTGTAACTCAGCAGCAAACATTGCTTCATCCTCAAAGAACTCTTCTGATACTGGGATAGTATCACCAACCTTTTGAATAGGTAAGTTATACTGTTTCCATGCAGCAGTTGATTCAGGAAATGTTCCAGTTTCTGCAATCATGTCAGCAGCTCTTACAATAGTAGCTTCATCCCAATCATAATACTTAATATCAGCATTAATATTATCTCCTGTTACAGGGATAGTTGGGAAAATATTCATTGCAGTCAATTTCTTATGACCTAATTGTCCAATTCCAGGAACAACAAAAGCAGCATCATTAGAATCAACAGTTGCAAGAACTACATCAGCTTTAATAGCAATTTCATTTGCAGTAATTCTCTTTGCAAGATTTCTAATATCCTCTTTCTTTTCAGCTAAGATAGACTTGATAGTATCACCTTCTTTTGGTGAACCACCTTTCATTAATTTAGCAATTGCCAAACCTTGTTGCTTTTGAGCTTCAGAACCTTTTTCCATTGCAATCATAAACTTCTCAAACTTCTCTTCGTTTGCCTTGTTCATAACTTCAACAGCTTCTGCCAACTCTTTTGAAGTAGCTCCATTTTCTTGCAACTCTTTAAATGCTGCAACATTGTTTTCATTCAGCTCTTTGTAAACCTTTGCGATTTCATTAGCTGTCATTTCATCGAATGCTTTTTCAGATATTTCTTTAATAGCTAAAAAAGAAGCGATAGTCATCATCGTTTTTTTCATCTTTCAATAATTTTTATTAAACATTAATTTTAAGTTTCGAGTGCTTTTTGCGGCTCTATTTTTAATTAGTGTCTATAATTGACGGCTAATTTTAAACCAAAAATAGTTATTTTAAACCATAAAAGGGTTATGAATAATCTTTTTTTCTTGTGGTTCATCTTCTGAATCATCCAAATCCTTTGAGTTTATCATAGGAGTAACATGATTTGATCCAGCTAAAACCATTGAACCTTCACCCTCTATAGCAGCTTCTTTAACTATCCACATGTGGCCCATTTCATCAGCAGCTTCCTTATTTGCAACTACTGGATAATACTTATCCCACACCTCTTTTTCTGCTTTAAATTCTTCATCATCACTATTAATAGCTAAATCAACTTTCTTATATGACATCCTTATGCTATGCTCAATATCAATTTTATTCTCAATAATATGCATGGCCTCCTTATGTCTGATGTTTGACTTGTCAACCTCAAAAACTAATGCTTGTGTATTTCCATCGAAGTCAAAACCTAAATCTTTGAATGATACTGTAATAGTTTTCATTTCAACATCTTTTGGATAGGCAACAACAGAACCAACACCCATTTCGTGATTTACTAAGAAGTATGTTTTGTTCCTTTTCTCCTTCACACTCTTTGACCAAATACCATCAACATGCAAATCATTGTGAGAATCTAATACTTTAGTTGTATTGATTACGTGTAAACTATGATTCTCTTTAACAGCTATATCCTTTGATACATTACCAGATTCAATTGATGGCATTATTGCTTTTGTGGATTGAGAATATTTTACAGCCTTTTTAGAGGCCACAATTAATTCTTTATGCTTTACTAATGCTTTGAACTTTTCTGTTTGAGTTTCAAAAGTTCTATTGGGAAATTCTATAGATTTTATCATTTTGTAACAATTTTATTTTGTTTAGTAGTATTAAGTTTTTTAATCTTAATTGCCTCTTCTTTACTCAGTTTCTTTGTTTTCATCTTCTTTTTGATTTGATTTACCTAGTTTTTCTTCACCTCCAGTAGTAGTATCTAATCCTATTAACTCTCTTGCTTCATCAATAGTTAATGTTTCCATAACTCTAGCAGCAACATTAGTTGGTAAGTTGTTTAAATTGGCTGCAACTTCATTTGTTGTAAGTCTTAACAATTCTATTCTACTAATATCTACTGCAATAGTTTCCTGAACTCCTAAAATCTCAGATAGCCATGTACTAAGTTTTCTATTAATCTTTTCGTCTAATGGAATATAAGCATCTGTTAATGCAGACTTTTTTGCTTCCTGTACATTGTTGTAAGTTGAAGAGGCCATATCATTAAACAATACAGATGGCATTTCATAAGCAGCACAAATAGTTCTAAGATTGTCAATGTTACCCTCTAGCAATTGCATATCTGCTGGACTCATACCCATTTGGATATAATTCAAATCAGTTGTAGCTACCCTTACTTGGTTTGTTCTTTCTGGGCCACCTACTTCACCATTAAAAGAATCCTGTAATGCTTGACGTTCTTTTGACTTCATTGCAAAGTCGGATTTATTAGTTAGTATTCCTGGAACACCTCTATTTTTCCAAATGAATGACCTTGCAACAAATAAATCAGTTGAAGCACTTACAACGGGCCATAGTGGCTTAATTGGTGATTGCCCCCAATATTTATCCTCCCTGTTAGAGCTTAGATTGTTAGATAATACAATGTGCAACACCTCTTCTTTGTCATATGTTGTCTGCTTTCCAACATTATTAGTGTGTCTATATCCTTTAACATCTCCAACATTATCTATTAAAATAACAACATTAGCAGAATCAAGAACCTCTAATTCAT